TTATAGCTAATACAGGAATAGTACTTGGAGTAGTTGGATTTTTATTAGGATTTGCTTTTAATCTTTACTCTACAAGCTGGTCTGAATCAATAGTAGCAGTTATTTTTGGAATATTCCTTTTTATTACTTTTAATGCAAAAGAGAAGGTAATAAAGCTGTTAAAAAGGAAGTTTACTTAGCATGTAATAAAAATAATTATAAAATATATAGCAAAATATTTGGAAATCTCAGGTTTTTTTTGTACCTTTGCATATATATATTATATAATTAACTAAGAATCTATACAATATTATAGATTCAACTATAAAAAAACTACAATATTATATGGAGTTAAGGGAGATTAAAGAATTTTTAAAGAGTAAAAAAGGATATTTAAAAGAAGGAGGAAAGAGACTTCGCAACCATTTAAGAAATAAAGGGTTTGAGACTACAATAAAGAATTGCAAAGAAGCACTTAGACAATGCAGAGCTGAAGAGAAAGGATATGATATTAAATTTAGTAATGGCACTGCTAGAGTATTAATATATGACATTGAAACCTCACCTAACATAGGATGGTTTTGGAGAGCAGGATATAAATTAAATATACCAGCTACAAATATTACAAAAGAAAGAGCAGTTATTTGTGTAAGTTACAAATGGTTAGGAGAAGATCAAGTATATAACTTATCATGGGATAAAAACCAAGATGACAAGTTCTTAATAGAACAATTTATTGAAGTATTAAATGAGGCTGACTTAATAGTTGCTCACAACGGAGATAGATTTGACCTTAAATGGTTAAAGACTAGAGCTTTATTTCACAGATTACCAATGTTACCTAACTATAAGCAGTTTGATACATTGAAAGTAGCTAAGAGTAAGTTACTCTTTAACTCTAATAGGTTAGATTATATAGCTAAGTTCTTAGGACATGAAGGTAAAAATAGTACAACTATTGACTTATGGATGGACATTATGTTCAAGAAATGTAAGGTAGCAATGAATACTATGTTAGATTACTGTGATGAAGATGTAAGACAATTAGAAAAAGTTTATAAAGAACTTAGGTACTTAGATAATCCTAGATTACATGAAGGTGTAATGCAGAGTAGAACAAAACAAACTTCACCAATTACTGGAGGAGTAAATATTAAACTGGTTAAGTCAGTAACAACAAATAGAGGAACAACTAAACATATTATGATAGACAAAGATACTGACAGGTATTTTGAAATGTCTGATACAAATTATAAAAAGTTTACACTCATAAACAAGTAACAGTACTTACAACGCTACCCATAAGCACAGCGTCCCAGTGTAAGTCTTTTAACCAAACCCTCTCTACACCAGGGAGGGTTTATTATTTTAAAAAAAATGGCAAAATTAAAAGAAATAGTATATGACGTAAGAGAAGCTCTTAAAGAATATACCGATGACTCTGAGTTAGACAATAGATATATTAAGTATCTGTATAACATAAAAAGAGCAAAATACCTAAGACAAGAATTAAACAACTACAGCAAGACAGTAGATTTATCTATTACACAGACTTTTTGTTTAAGTATGGAATTAGTAGATGGGGATGAATGTGGAGACGATTGTCCTAAACTACTTAGAAGTAATAAACCATTGCCTAAACCATTAGAGTTACATAGTAAGGTAGCTATTACAAGTGTTAAGCCGACCACTCGTATAGGAGTACCTTTTAACTTTATAACAAAGGATAAGATAGCATATCTTGATGGAGCTCAATTTGCAACTGGATTATATGCTTTTTTAGATAATGATAACTATATGTATGTATATAGTTTAAGTGATGCTTATAAGTTATTAGAATGTATAACTATTACAGGTATATTTGAAAACCCATTAGAATTATCTAATTATTCTACATGTTGTGATTGTGATGATACTATAAGTGTTTGTTATAATGAAGATGAGAATGATTATCCATTACAGCCTCACTTTATTGATTTAATTAAGTCAGAAATAGTAAATGACTTAGCTAGACTTAAGGTGATACCAGAGGATATAGAAAACGATGCTAATGACAAGTAATAGAAATCATAAAGTTAAATGTCATTATGGAGCAAATGATTTCTATAGACATTATAAAAAAACCTACAATGAAGTAGACAGAACTGTATTTGGTAAAATCATTACAGAATTTAATCAAGGAATAGGTCAGTTAATTATAGGTGAAGGTTTAGAGTATAGACTGCCTAAACTAGGATTTGAATTAATATTAAGAAAAGATAAACGTAGACCTAGAATAAAAGATGGTAAGTTATTAAATAATATACCTCCTGATTGGCAAGCTACTAAAAAGTTATGGGAAAGAGACCCTGAAGCTAAAGAAAAAAAACTACTGGTAAGGTATAATAACTCACATACTTCTGGGTTTATATATCGTATATACTTTAAAAAGTTTAATGCCAGATTACAAATTAGAAGTGTATATAAATTCCGAGTAAATAGAGATCTAAAAAGAGACATTGCTAAGAAGCTTAGTAATTCTGAAAATTTAGACGCATATTTACTTTATAAAACAAAAGACTAATGTTCAACGGTAATACAGTATCCTTAAAAAGAATTCTGTGGAATGTAATGAATCATCCACTAGCACAAGGTTTATCCTATGAAATTGCAGCAGGGTACGCTGTAGAGGCTATAAGGCTTATAGGAGCCCCACTAGCATACAAAGACAAAGTATCAGACAAACTTACTATAAATAGTTATAAAGCCACATTGCCTAATGATATCATTGATATTAGAGGAGTGAGGGCTTTTACAGAAAAAGAAGGGTCTGCTATACCAATGACTTATGCTACTGATTTATATCATGAAGCAGAGGCTTGTAATGAAGATGAAGACTGTACAGGGTTTGAAGTTACTTACACAACCTCAGCAGGAGTGATTACAACCTCATTTGATACAGGATATGTACAAGTAGCATATAAAGCACTGGTTCAAGATGAAGATGGTTTCCCAATGATTCCTGACAATCAAGACTTTTTATTAGCAGTGGAATATTATGTGTTATTTAGATTTCTTGCACCTTTATATGATATAGGAAAGATAACAGATAAGGCATTTCACAGGATAGAGCAACAGAAATGTTGGTATATGGGAGCAGCTGCTTCTGATATGAAGATTGCTAACATGGATCATGCAGAAGCAATGTTTAATTCTATCAATAGACTTATTTTAAATAGTGGAGCTCAAAGAAACTTCTTTAAGTTTATGGGTAAAAATGAACGTATAAGACGATACTAATGGCAAATAAACAAGCAAAATATACATTTGGTGGAGCAAATCAAGATTCATCTAAATATAAGCATGCTCCTCAGTATTACTTTGAAGCACAGCATATAAAAATATTAACTACAGATACTCAATCTACAGGAGGTGGGGCTAATGAGAAAGGAAATGAAATAGTTATTACTATTCCTACTATTGATATTAAAGAAGATAGTAATACTATTACTTATGGTATGTCAATTTTACCTTATAAAGCAAGAGGTGAGATATCCAACCAAATAGCATCTGGGGTATTACCAATTGAATCATCTACCCAAATAATCATAGGACATACTACTACTAGAGACAGTCTTGTATTGTTTACTACTGATGACTTAGGGATGGATTGTATTTGGACACTAGGTAATGTGTTAGAGGATACTTATAACTTAGAATTAGTGTATCTTAGAAATATGGGATTTTCTAAAGAGAACCCTATACAGCCAATTTTTAATTATGAAAATGTAAATATACAAAAGGTATATTGGGTAGATGGAAACCAACAAGTAAGAAATTTAAATTTAACTTATGCTGAAATAGAAGGAAATAGTCCTATCATTGAGATACCTTTAAATAGTATTAATTTTGTTGGTAATGTAAAATTCTCACAAGCTATTGTACAAGATGTTTTAGGTGGAGGAACTCATACTACAGGTATGATACAATACACTTATAATTTATTTAGATTAAATGGTTCTCAAACAAAATTAGCACCTTTTTCAGAAATTATACCTTTAGATAAAGGTCCAAATTTAGGAGGAGGAGATTTAAATGAAGTACTTGGAGTAGCACCTTCTATATTAATAGATAATATTGACCCATCATATACTAATTTAAATATATATGCTATTAAATATACTTCTTATAATGAACTACCATCTATATCATTAATTGAAGAGGTACAGATAAGTGGTAGAACTAGTATAACTATATTTGATTATGGGGATACTATATCTTCAATATCTTTATCAGAATTTTTATTTTTAGGAAGTAACCCTGTTATACCTAAACATATTGAATCAAAAGATAATAGATTATTTTTAGCTAATATTAAAGATACTGCATTTGATATGCCAGAAGGTACTCTAGATTATAGAGCTTATTCTTTTCCTATTAATTCAGATAGCACTACAGTGTGGAAAAATCCACAAACAGATATCTCTGGACTTAATGTTGATACTTTAGTTAATGCAACTACTTTAGGAGTTGGAGGAACATCTCTTCTTTTAGAGTCTACACATGACGCTACAAATTTAAAATATGATACTCAAAAATATAAAAGATCTTCTACAGTATATGGAGGAACTGGAATATATATAGAATATGAAATAGTACAAAAGACAGCAGCTCAATTAGAAACTAATCCAAATGAATATAGGTTTTTAAAGGATAGTGAAATATATAGAATAGGTATTGAATTTTATAATAACTTAGGACAAACATCTCCTCCAAAATGGGTAGCAGATTTTAGAACTCCTGAAGGTAACTTATCAGGGAACTATAATACTTTAAAAGTATCTTTAACCGCTGAGTTTCATACTTTTTTAGATAATTATGAATTTGAAGATAATGCAGATAGACCAATTGGATATAGAATTATAAGAGCAGATAGAACTTTATCAGATAGAACTATATTATGTCAAGGAGCCTTAACAGGTATGATGGTTCAAACTACTTATAACAAGAAAGATGAGGTTTATTGGGCTAAAGAGTCAAATAGAGAAGAGCAAAGTAAAAGAGAACCTAAATTCCCTGTTCCAATATCTAGAGCATTTGAAAGTGTAATGGAGCCAATTAATAAAACTTCTCACCTTAGTAGGATGAATAAATATAGTGACTACTATAGAAGCCCCTTCGAAGGTGGGTCTCGCGCGCCTAATGAAATATATAGTGATCTAGATGGAGATATAAGACAACAATCTTGGCAGTTTACTGAGCTTATGCAAATGCACTCTCCAGAAATTTTATTTGAACAAGGATTAAGATTTGGAGCTGGGTTAACATTAAGAACAAAAGGATTAGTAAGTAATACTGCTAATGGTATAATATATAAAAGAGTAAACGATGTTACTAGGGCAGTTAATTTAACAAGGACTGGTAGTGAAGATCAAATGGCTAATACTACTTTTGTGCCTAACTTTGGTA